TATTGTAGATGCTTGTTCCATGAGGGTAGGTCGTTATCCATCTATGAGAGATGGTGGCCCAAGTTGGTATGGAGTTATAGCAGATACTAACCCACCTGACACAGATCATTGGTGGTCTATTATGGCAGGAGAAACAATCATTCCTGATTACATAACTAAACAAGAAGCTAAGATGTTAGTTAAACCTGATAACTGGTCTTTCTATAATCAACCTCCTGCTATGTTAGAACTTAAGAATAAAGAAAATGAGATAGAGGGATATGAAAATAATAAACTTATGGAGAACCAAAAAAACTTAACTCCAAATTATTATAAAAATATTATACGAGGTAAAACTAAATCATGGATTGATGTTTATGTATTAAATAAATTAGGACAAGTAGAAGATGGCAAACCAGTTTATGAATCATTTAATGAACAAGTACATATTGCAAAAGGAGATATAGCTATTGCAGATGGTGTTCCTATATTCTGTGGAATAGATTTTGGATTAACACCTGCTTGTGTATTTGCACAAAGAATAAGAAATAGATGGGTAATTTTTGATGAACTAGTAGCAGAAGATATGGGTATAGTTAAATTTTCTGATTTAATGAAACAAGTAATGGCACAATATCTACCAAGAGAATTTGTAATATTTGGCGATCCAGCAGGGGATCATAGAGTACAAACAGATGAAAGTACACCCTTTCAAATTATGCGTGGCAAAGGTATTCATGCAAGACCAGCACCATCTAATGATGTAACTCTTAGATTAGAATCAGTATCATCTGTACTAAATAGAATGGTAGATGGAGAGTCTGGAATGATTATAGATAACAAATGTAACAACTTAATTAAAGGTTTTACTGGTGGTTATCACTATAGAAGACTCCAAGTATCAGGAGAAAGGTATGATGAAAAGCCAAACAAGAATAGATTTTCTCATGTCCATGATGCTTTACAATATTTATTATTAGGAGCAGGAGAGGGAAGAGCATTGACTATTGGAAATAAATCTAATAAACCTGTAGTTGCGAAAAGGAATTTTAATGTATTTGATGTTAAACCAAAATCAGTTTATGAAAGGAGAAGATAGTTATGTGTGCAGGGCCATTTAAACCATCTCCTCCGCCACCACCACCTCCTATTGTTGAAGAGGAAAGTGTAAAGCAACAAAGACTAAGAATGCGTAAAGAACAAGAAGCAGAAAGAACTGCTAACAAACAAAAAGCATTTGAAGATAGAGTTGCGGCATACTCAGGTAGAAGAGGTCGAAGATCACTTTTATCAGGTAGAAGAGGCGGACAGGGTTTTGAAATCTCATCCAGTCTAATGTCTAAAGATACTTTAGGAGCATAGATGGTAGTAGATGTTAAACCAAAAATAGTTGAGAACTATTCTGAAAGCAATGTTAAAAGATTAATTACTCGTTTTAATAATGCTAAAGCAATTAAAGATATGTGGCTATCTACATTTGAAGAGTGCTATGAATTTGCTTTACCACAGAGAGAAAGTTTTTATAGCGAGTCAATAGGTAGAAGACGATCTGATAGAATTTTTGATGAAACTGCTGTAGTAGGTGTCCAAGAATTTGCTAGTAGATTACAATCAGGTATTGTTCCTAACTATGCAAGATGGGCAGATTTTGTTGCTGGTACAGAAATACCTAAAGACGAACAGAAAGATGTTAATTTAGAATTAGATCAAGTTACAGAATATGTTTTTGAAATATTACAAAACTCTAACTTCTCACAAGAAGTACATGAAACATTTTTAGATTGTGCTGTAGGTACTGGTGTACTGTTAGTAGAAGAGGGAGATGCAATACAGCCAGTTAAATTTAAAGCAATCCCATTACCACAAATAGTTTTAGATGCAGGACATGATGACAAAGTAGATCATGTATTTAGAAATAGAAAAATAAAAATGAAAGATATTATTCATGCTTACCCAGAAGCTGTGCTTTCAGAAAAAATGCAAATGGATATGGACAAAGCTCCTGACATGGATTGTGATGTATTAGAAATTGTTTATAAAAATTATTCTAATACAAAAGAAGAAGAGTTTAAGTTTTGTGTTATCTCACAAATGTATGAACACAAACTCTTTGAAGAAACATATAAAGGTTTAGGATCAAATCCATATATAGTTTATAGATGGTCTAAAGTAGCAGGAGAAGTTTATGGAAGAGGGCCATTACAATTAGCGTTACCTGCAATTAAAACTTCTAACTTAGTTATAGAATTAATTTTAGAAAATGCACAAATGTCAATATCAGGAATGTATCAAGTAGAAGATGATGGAGTTATTAATGTAGATAATATTGCACTAATTCCGGGAACAATCATTCCTAAAGCGGCTGGATCATCAGGACTACAACCAATAGCACCAGCAGGAAACTTTAATGTAAGTGATTTAGTTTTAAGAGATATGAGAACTAATATTAAAAAAGCATTGTACAATGATATGTTAGGTACACCTAATGAAAAAACACCTATGACAGCTACAGAAGTTGCAGAAAGAATGGCTGATCTATCAAGACAAATAGGTGCGGCATTTGGAAGACTACAAGCTGAATTAGTTAATCCAGTATTACAAAGAGTAATTTATATTTTAAAGAAACAAGGTAGAATAAAAATACCAGTAGTTAATGGTAGAGAAATAAAAATTAGATCATCTTCTCCATTAGCACAAGCACAACAGCAACAAGATGTTGCCACAATAGATAGATTCTTAGGTATGGTACAACAAAGAGTTGGGCCACAGTTATTGAATGTTCTTGTTAAACAAGACGAAGTAGCTAAGTATGTTGCTAAAAAATTAGGTGTTCCTGAAGAGTTAATAAGATCGCAAGAAGAAATGCAGGAAGCCGCCCAACAAATGCAACAGATGATGCAACAACAACAAGGACAACCGACAGAAGAAGAAACTCAATAACATGATAACTTCATTATGCATAAATCAGTTTTAGTAATAAGCGATCTTCATGTTCCTTATCATCACAAAGATGCCTTTGCTTTTTTAAAAGCTATTAAGAAAGAATTTAAACCTGATACTGTAATTAACATTGGAGATTTGTTAGACTTCCATGCTATTTCTATGCATGAACATAACCCTGATTTACCAAGTGCAGGACATGAATTAGATATATCAAAAGAATATATTAAAGAATTAGAGGGAATATTTCCTCAAGTAACTGAAGTAGATTCTAATCACAGTAGTTTAGTTTATAGAAGAGCATTAAGATTTGGTATGTCAAAACAATTTCTAAAACCTTATGGAGATTTTTTAGGTACTAGAAAATGGAAATGGGTAGATGATCTAACATTAAAACTAAGTAATGGAAAAAAATGTTTCTTTACTCATGGAAGATCAGCAGACATTCTAAAAGTTTCACAAACAATGGGAATGAGTGCAGTACAAGGACACTATCATACAAAGTTTGTTATATCTTATTGGGCTAACCCAGAAGATATATTCTTTGGTATGAATGTAGGTTGTCTTATAAATCAAAAGAGTATGGCTTTTTCTTACGCAAAAAATTTTCGTACAAGATTTATTATTGGATGTGGAATAATACTTAATGGAATACCTAGATTACTTCCAATGGTATTAGATAAAAATGGTAACTGGATAGGAGAATTAGTATGAGTGATGAACAAAAAATAAATCCTGATTATTATCAGGCAGGTAAATGTACTTGCGGTAAAACTTTACAAACATATGATTATGTAAAACACTTACCTTATGCAGATGCAACAGCTATGAAATATATTACAAGACACAGAGAAAAAGGTGGAGCAGTTGATATAAAAAAAGCTATATGGTTTTTGAAAGCGATATTAAAAGATGAGTACAAAGAAACAGAATAAACATATTTATATTGGTGGAAAGAAGTATTACAGATATTTAATAACATGGAGTGATATATCAGGAGATAGTACAATCACAGATTTTAATGAGTTTGAAAAAATGAAAACATCTACAATCAAAACAGAAGCATATATATTTAAAAAAACAAAATTAAACATACACACATTTAGTAGTTATCAAGATGAAGATGGCGAAATAGGATTTGGGGATAGAAATATTATCCCTAGAAGTGTAATAAAAAATATGGTAAGGAGTTAATATGTCAGAACATAATAAAGCCCTGATAGGTTTGGATAACTTTAAAAGAGGTTCTGAAGACGAAACCAAACTAAACGATATATTTAAAACATTGTTTAGTACACCGATAGGTGCTGAAGTTCTCCAATACCTTAAATCAATAACTATTGATTCAGTTGCTGGGCCAGAAATATCAGACCATGCTCTAAGACATTTAGAGGGGCAAAGATATTTAGTTGGTCTTATACAGCGAAGAGTTAATAAAGGTAAAAGTCAAAATATAATAAAGGAGAATAAAAATGGCTGAAGAACAAACACAACCAGTACAAGAAACAACAGTACAGGAAACACCAATAGAAAATAATGTTTCACAAGAAACATCTGCACCTACTACAACAGAACCAGCACCAAGACCTGAGTATATACCTGAGAAGTTTTGGAATACTGAAAAAGGAGAACTGAATGTAGAAGAGTTTGGTAAATCTTATATTAATTTAGAAAAATATGTAGGTGGTAAAAAAGATGAACT